GAAAGAGGGTCCGGTCGTGGCGCTCCATTGGGTGTACGTGAAGCACCCGTTTCGGTCGTCGGGAATTGGACGGGCGCTCGCGGCGGAACTCACGGCCACGGCGCTTAAGATTTTCTATACGCACTCAGTGAAGTCGGCGGAGCGCTTTGTGCGCGAAAAGCCGTACGTGTTCAACCCCTATTTGCTCAAGGGAATGCGCAAATGAAAGCTAAGATTACGCATCTGTCGTTAATAGCGCCGACCTTGTTCGGCGGTGAAGCGGTGCCGCTGACCAACCTGATGGTTTGGCGTTCGTACGAGCACCAAGGAACCAAAGTCGATGGCAAGCCGGTTGTGCTTTCGTTCGATGGCGACGACCGGTTTATTCGGGTCGAGTGGGGCGGTCCCGCGATGGAACTCGTGCCGATGTCCAACGTAGCGGGCATCACGTGTGTGCCCGAAGAGGCGCCGGTCAAAAAGGAAAAAGCGGCGAGTAAATAATGTCGTCGCTGATTTCGAATCTGATACGCAACGGCGGTGCGGCCGTGTCGACGAATGCGTCGGTGCGCGCGGCGTTGCTCGCGATGTTGACGCCGCAGCAGCGGGCGTTTGTGCAAGATCCGGCGCGGTTTAAGCTGGCGCGTTGTTCACGGCGCGCGGGCAAAACATACGGAATCGCGGCTTACCTTATTATGACGTGTCTCACGGGGAGCAACATTCCCGTACTGTACGCGGGCCTCACGCGCGATTCCGCGAAAAAAGCTATTTGGGACATCTTGCTTACGATGTTGGACAGGCTGCAAATTGCGCATACGGCGCGGCCGTCGCAGCTTATGATTGAACTCCATAACGGCTCGACGATCACCCTATTCGGCTGTGACGCCGAGAACGCGCGCAACCGGCTCCGGGGTCGAAAGTTCAAGCTGGCCTGTTTCGACGAGACGGGTTTTTACGCAGCCCTCGACCCGATTGTATACGCGATTTTGCCGACGCTGGCGGATTACCGCGGAACGCTTTGCTTAACATCGTCGCCCGGCGAAGTGCTCGCGGGTCTCTTTTACGAAGCCGATTGCGGCAAAGACAAGGAGCGATGGTCGCGGCATAGCTGGACGCTTTATGACAACCCGCATTTCCAACAGCCATCCGAAGATCCGGCGTTTGCATCGCGTGCTGACGAAGAATTGGACACTATTTGTCGCCTTCAATTTGGCGGTAACCGTAGTCACACGGCTTTCCGCCGTGAGTACCTGGGTGAATGGGTTAATGACCACACGGCGTTAGTGTACGGCGGTGGGTCGAACAATTGGATCGCGGTGCCGTTTGGTATGCGTGAACAGCAGCACGCGGTGGGTATAAACTTGACGTCCAACGTGTTGGCTTCGGTTGTCGTCGGCAGGTATTCCGAATGGTCGCGCGAATTTCAGTTCATTGAGAGCAGTATATATGGCGATGTGGAACTCGATGCGTTGGCGGAGTCGGTGCGGATGACGATTGAGCATTACAACCCGACGGTCGTGATGGCGGCGTTGCCCAAAGGTTCCGACGATGTGCTGCGCGAGTTGCGGCGGCGGTACAAGCTGCCGATCTTGCCGACGCACGCAGATAGCAAGTCGTTTCACCAGCGTGTCGTGCGCAGCGATTTGCGAGCCGGATATATAAAAGTTGTGCGCGATTTGCCTTTGCAAGCAGAGTTCGTTAAAATTGTCAAAGATAAAGATGGCGAAGAAGTCGAAGGGCAGCAGAACTGGGCGTCTGATGCGGCGTTAGCCGTTTATCGGCACGTGTACCAGACGCATTTGCAAACGTACGAAGCGCCGCTCACGGAAGAGGAACGGCATATCGCGCAGCTCGAAGCGACGCAAACCGAAGAACAACTCGAATGGTGGGAGCGCTAGGATGGCACGACCGACGAAAATGTCGACGCTGGAATCGACGTTGCAGCTGCTCAAGCGTTACGGTGTGCACAAGTGCAAGCTCGCCGACGGGATGGAAATAGAGTTCCGCTTGCCGGGCTTTGACGCTGCGTTGCCGCAGCTCACTGTGGCAGATTTAAAAGATGATGTAGTCCGCAAAGAAGCAATCCGCGAATCAATGGACCAAGCGAAAACGCACGCGAAAGAATATGAGGACGTGCTTTACCATTCAGCTTGATGGGCGGATTACAAATTGAAAAATAAGCGGGAAATTAAGATCGCATGGTGGAAGTGCGGCGAAGCGGAAGACGAGCAGACGAAAATGGCGAACACCATCTTCGACTTGCTCGCCACGCTGCAGGACGACCAGGCGGATCGGCACGATAAGAACCTGCGCTGTGCGCGTCTATACGGCAACATCGATTACGTGGGCCTCGGGCCGTACGCGTATACGAAGCCGCAAACATCGAATTCGGCGGACTCGCGCGTTAAGTACAATATCATTTCTTCAATGGTCGGAGATGCGGCCGCGGATCACGTTTCTCACGACCGGCGCAAAGTGGTCGGTTCAGGAGCGGTCGAAAAAGCTGTCGCAGTTTGTGCTCGGTGCGTTTAAGCAAAATGATCTATACGTTAAGCACCAGCAGATGTTTAAAGATTCCACCGTGTTTGACATTGGTGCGATTAAGCACTTTCGGCAGGGCGGGCGTATCGTGTCGGAACGCGTGCTCCCCACCGAACTGTTCGTCGATCCCGCGGACGCTTTGTACGGCGACCCGTCGCATATGTACCACGTGAAGTACGTGCACAAAGATGTCGCGTGCGAAATGTATCCCGATCAGGCGGCCATCATCAAGCAATCCACGGGCGTGTTCAAGCGCGATGCGGATTCGGTCGCTTCGTATTCGCAGGACTCAGGTGATTACGTCCTAATCGCGGAAGCGTGGCGGCGTGCGACAATGATCGAAGGCGAAATGCGTCCCGGTCGGCACGTGATTTGTGTGGATAAAGGTATTCTCGTCGACGAAGAATATGCGCGTGAGTACTTCCCGTTTACGTTTTCGCGGTGGTCGTCGTCGCTCGTGGGTTTCTTTGGCCAGTCGTTGGCGGATCGCCTTACCGGCAACCAGATCGAAATCAATAAGATGTTGCGCATTATTCAGAAGTCGTTTCACCTTGGCGCTGCGTTCAAGGTGTTCCTGGAGTACGGCTCGAAGGTGGCCAAGGAGCATATCAATAACGAAATCGGCTCACTCGTTTATTACCAGGGGCAGGCCCCAACGTACGTGGTGCCGAAGACGGTTCACGAAGAGTTCTTTAGGCACCTCGAATGGCTGATTCGCTCGTCGTACGAAGAGGCAGGCGTATCGCAGTTGTCATCCTCTTCACGGATTCCCGCAGGCATCGACGGCGGTTCCGGCAAAGCGATCCGCGAATACAACGATCTCGAAACAGAGCGTTTTATTCTTGTCGCACAGCAGTACGAATCTTCGTTCCTCGATGCGGCGAAGCATTACATCGATCTCGCGTGTGACATCAATGAGGCCGGCGATGACTTCGAAGTCGTGGCGGAATCGAAACAGTTCGTCGAGAAGATCAAATGGTCCGAAGTCAAAATCGACCGGAACCAAATGGTCATGCAAATGTTCCCGACGTCTATGCTTCCGACTGAACCGGCCGGCCGGCTGGCTTATGTCCAAGAACTTATCGGCGGTGGCTTTATCGATCAGGCCATTGGCCTCTCGCTGCTCGAATTCCCGGATGTCGAAGGTTACATGTCGCTGAAAACGGCGCCGCTCGACGACATCATGTGCACACTGGAGTCCTTGTTATACAAGGGTAAGTTCTTGTCGCCCGAACCGTTCCAAGATTTGGACATGGGCATCGACATTATCCACATGGCGTATCTACGCGCCAAGATCGACGGTGCGCCGGAAGACCGGCTCGACAATTTACGTCGGTGGATCGGCATGGCAGAGCGCATGCGGTCTAAAGCTAAAGCGATGATGCCACCAGCGCAAGTGTTGCCAATGCAGCAAGGAATGCCGCAAGCGCAACCGCCCATGCCGATGCAGGGCGCGGCCCCCATGGTCGCTTAATGACGTTAAGGATGACACGATATGACGATCGAAGGCGTAAAGGACACGGGTAGCGCAGCTAAGGACGGGAACGCACTCCCGACTTTGAATGAAATTGTCGAAACGTTAGAAGAGGGTGCCGCAGGTCGGGCGAAAGAAGATCCGCCGGTTGTGATTGACCCGGTTGTGGACGTAAAGCCCGCAGAACCGATTGCGCCGCCGGAAAAGCCAAAGGACCCGCTCGCCACCAAGTTCGCGGCTCTCGCACGGCGTGAAAAAGAGGCGCGGATGCGGGCGGACGAGATCGAAGCGCGGTCGAAAGTGCTCGAAGCGCGGGAGCGTGAGTTGTCGGAACGGGATGCGGCACGGGCATCCGCTAAGCGGCCGCTCGATATTTTAAAGGCGCATGGGCTTACGTATCAAGATGCGACCCAGGATGTGCTTGGCGGGTATACGCCGCCGGAACCGGATCCGGTTGATACGAAGCTCGGCGAGCGGTTGACGCCGTTTGAGCAGCGGTTGCAGCAGCTCGAAACGGAAAATACGAAGCTCAAGGAACTCGCGGCGCAGGTCGAGCAGGATCGTGTGCAGCGGTATATACAAGATGTTCAAAAGGGGATTCGCGAGACGGCGTCGTCGGGTGATTACGAGTTGATCCAGTCGATTGGTGACGAGGCGTATACACTCGTGCAAGACGTGATCGGCGAGTTCTTTAAAAAGCACAAGCGACTATTGTCATACGCCGAAGCTTGCGCTACAGTAGAGTCACACTATCAGCAAAAATTCGTGACGCCGTTTGCCAAAACGAAGAAAATGCAAGCCTTGCTGAAGGCGGAAATGCCGCCACCCGCCGCGACGCCGGCCCGAAAAGAAGTCAGAGAGAAACCAACAACTCTTACCCAGTCGCATTCGACATCCGTAGCGAAGCCTTTGAGTGGCGTGGACCACTTGCCTAAGCACGAGGCGCTAGCCGAATTGGCCAAGCACCTCACGTTTAACAATGATTGATCCACACACTATATTGAGGTTTTACAATGGCAGCATTGAACGTGACTTCGGCCGCGTCGGCTTTGAAGGTCTATTACAGCGATCAACGTATTCAGCAAATGACGTACCGGGATGCGCCGCTTTACGCGATGCTTCCGAAGTACACGGATTTTTACGGTAAGAACTATCCGTTGCCAATGCGCGTCACCAACCCGCAAGGTCGGTCCGCAACGTTCAGCAACGCACAAGCTCAAAAGGTTGCGTCCAATTACAAAGATTTCGTGTTGACCCGCGTTAAGGATTACTCCTTGGCGTCGATCGACAGCGAGACCATCATGGCGTCGGAAACGAGCCCGGGTGCATTCTTGAAATTGGCCACCGCGGAAATCGACGGGGCGCTCGATTCTTTGAAGCGCTCGATCGCGTTCTCGCTGTACGGCAACGGCAGCGGTGCACTCGCAGTAGTGTCCAGCGTGTCGACGGCCAACCCGTCCGTTATCACCCTCGTTAATGCTGAAGACATCGTTAAGTTCGAAGTCGGGCAGCTTTTGCAAATGCGTGCCGCTGCGACCACCCGTATCTTTGCGACCGGTATCGCTACGGCGTCTGTCGTTAAAGTCGATCGTGACGCAGGTACTATCACCACGGACGTTGACAACAGCGCCAACACCGATACGTTCAACGCTGGCGATACCCTGAACGTCGTTGGTGACTACGATGCGAAACTCAGCGGCTTGCTCGCTTGGGTTCCGACCGCAGCTCCCGCTGCAACAGCGTTCTTCGGTGTTGACCGTACTGTCGATGCAACCCGTCTCGGCGGTGTTCGCGTAAGCGGTAGCGGCAAGCCGCTCGACGAAGCTTACATCGATGCGGCTCGTCGTGCAGGCCGTGAAGGCGGAAACCCGGACTACGCGTTCGCTGGTTTTAGCCGGTACGCGTCGCTCGAAAAGACCCTCGGTTCGCGCGTTATTTACTCTGACGTCGAAATCGCGGGCATCGGGTTCCGTGGTATCAAGATCAGCGGTCCGCAACGTTCAATCACCGTCCTTCCGGATCGTGACTGCCCGGAAGCGTACTCGTGGTTGCTCGAAATGAGCCGCTGGGGTCTTTACTCCTTGAAACAGCCGATCCAAATCTTGGATCTCGACGGCAACAAGTTCCTT